GGACTGATCCTTCTCTAACTGCTTAGCCAGTCTCTCAGCCCACGGACCAAGCGTGCCGGTGTCGTCACGATCAATCAGCGTAAGAATGTAGGCGTAGTCCCTGTACTTCTTGCGCTTCAGCATTGCCAAGGGATCAGCCATTACGCAACACCTGACCCTTCTCAATAACCTTGTTTATCGCATCTAGCACCGTGGTATCAAACTGGTACGACATGAACTCTGGGTTGTCCTTGACAACGTCCTGCAGAATCTGACGACGCTCCTCAGCGGTCAGACCCTCTTCGGTGATTCGGGTTTGGCCTGACACACGGGAGACAGTCGGGTTCTGTGACTCAGCCTCACGGATAGCAGCAATGGCCTCCTCCGATTCCTTCTTGCGAAGGCCGCGACCAATGACATCGCGTGAGATGTTGTCGGCACTGGTGCGAATGTCGGCTTCGTTCTGGCGCGTGATCGCCATGGTCGGGCCTGAGTAACCACCGCCTGCACCGCCTGACTGGGTGCGTTGTGCCCTGGCCGTTGATGCGTACCAGTCAAACCATTCATTGAATGCCATCTGGCCACCGGATGCGCGGTAAGCCTGGAAGACCCTGACAGGAAACCGGAGGTTGTCTGCAGCAGTCGTGGGTTGATCCACTGCTGATTCCGGCAGAAAACCTGCGTCAACCATGTTCTTCACGTAAGCCTGATACTGGGGACTTCTTTGACCCGCCCATGACAAGATGTTGGTCTGCAATTGGGACAGGGTCTGGTATCTCTCTACGACACCCGCACCCGTCTGGTACGTGGTCCCAACAACAAAGCTTGGATCATCGTCACCGCTTGGTGCAACGGTCACACCATCGGCCTCGGCCAATGCTCCTGAAACAATGTCTTCGATCATCAGACCTTCCGGAAATCATCACGGGCCAAATACTGATCGTAGAAATCAGCAAACCCAATATCCTGCTGGCGCAACTCAAATGCTGCTGTGTAGGCGATCTGCTTTAGTTGCTCACGGGCATCCTGGTCCGTGGTGTCCTGTAGTTTCTGACTGACAAAATCACGAACCTGCATGTACCCAGCCAGGGTTCGAACCGTGGAGTCTTCTTCCATGATGTCGCCGTTTTGAACAATGATCCGTGCACCCTGAACAAAGCGAGGAATCATCTCCACATAGAACGTGCGTTCTTGACCCCAGGCCGGGTACTGCTCTTTTAGGAGTTCTTCAGTGTTATCAAGAATGTCCTTGTAGGGCTTTGCTGCATCTACTTCAAGACTGGACAGACCAGCAGCAGCGACCTTTTCCTCTAGGTAATCCTTGACCTTCCAGTAGGAACGCCACCCGTCAGCGATCTCATTGTTACGGGCAATCTCATCAGGACGAAGCCTGCGTCGAACCGGCTTGCCTGTGCCATCAACGGAGTGCTGCCCATACTCGCCGTACACGGCGTAGGAGAAGGGGTCGTCCCAACTGCCCATGTTGCCAAACATGCCAACCAGCTTGGGATCAAGGGCGTACAGTTCCTGCACAACATCCTTGTTCTTGGTGATCCGCTGCCAGGTCTTCAGGTTTGGATTAAGTTGAGTCTCATTCAAAGATCCACTGCGAGTGATGGCAGCGAAGTCTTCACCAGCAAAGAACTCAGACCCCTGGTCTTCAAGGAACAGTCGGATCTTTTCCTGGTAGGGGATTGACTGGTCATCAATCAACGCTTGCCACTTGTCACGCTGCAACTTGTACGGACTCATCAACGATGACTGAAACGGCAATGTGCCGGCAGCAAGGATTTGCCAACGCCAGAAGGTGTCAGCATCCTTGGCGATCTGCTCGTAGTCCTTTTCCGTCAGAGTGCGGTTCTCAATCTGAGCCGTAATGTAGGCATCTTCAAGGATCTGGTTGTAGGAAGTGAGAAAAGCAGTATCACTGCTGGTGCCGTTCAGCATCTGCTTCCATCGACGTGCGATGGTAGGCATCATGCTGTCCACCAGGGAGTTGTTGACATTGCCGAACGGAGTCACTTGGTTGTACAGGCTTTCACCAAGGTACGACCGAAGTATTTCTTGCTCCTCAGGCTTGCCCCGAAGAACTAAAGCCGTGGGCATTTGAACCATCGGACCAACACCAGCAAACCACCATTCGCCACCAGGAAAGATGACATTCATTCCCTGCTGCCGTGACATGACAGCCTGCCCAGGTGTGAACGGACCAAACTTCTTGGTGAGCAAGTCCTGCATCGGCTTGGGCCAGATGATCCAGGTCTTCTCATCACGAAGGAAGCTAGACGATTCGACCTTGTTGCCGTTCTCATCAACGACCCATCCCAGATTGTTCGGGATGTTCCAGAGCAGGTTGCCGTAGCCAATAACCTGAGGCTTGGTGTATGCGATTCGCCCCCATGTGCGAACTGAGTTCTCCCAGGCAGAGAAGAACGGCGAGATGAACCGCACCATCTCCGCTGAGTTGCTCAACCGTTCGATGGTGTACATCGTTTCGCGTGTGGACTTCAACGCATCACGGTGTGCGCTCTTATTTAGGCGTGCAAGTACGTTGGCATCCGTAACATCAAGACCCTGCTTGTATGCGAGGTCGTAAAGTTCGCGCTGGCGCGTGGTGTAGATGTTGTTGTAGAACGGGTGACGCAGCAACTTGTTCTCAGGAATGGTGCCAAGCCACTTCATGGCAACACCCGTGAAGTTGTTGAGGCCAGCAAATCCCTTGGCGAACACGTTCGCATCCTGCATGTCAACCTTGCGGCCAGGAATAGAGGGGAGTTCCCGGCCCTTCAGGGCTGTCATCAGTTCGCCCGTGGCGATCTCACGTTCCAGAACTGTGGCGCGGAGATTTCCTACATCAGGAATCTCAGTATTGACGCGCTTGAACGCATCATTGATGTAGTCATCGACCTGTTGGTTGGTGGTAAGTTCGCGCTTCTTGATGGACAGTTCTTCGCGATATATCTTTCCCTGAGGCCCAACCAACCACGACTTGATCTCATCGGTTGTCTTGCCTTCAAGGATCATGCGAACGACGGGGTCACCACGGAACTGGTTGTTGATACGTGTGGTGTACTCAACCCAGTACTGCTTCATCTGCTTCGGATTCAACTCCGAAGGGACCAACTTCTTGAAGTCGGGAGTCTGGGCTAGACGCTCAGAGCGAGCGGCAGTACCCCAGGCAAAGACGGTATAGGTCGTCCTATCGGCACCGGACAGCAGCGCAGCCATGGCACCTTCGTCACCCTGGAATGCACCAGGCAACTCCGTACCATCAGACATGCGGTTGGGACCACGGCCACCAACCTTGCGCTTGGCATCAGCGGCCATTACCTGATCCATGGCAGCCTTGACGCGATCTGACATCTCATCAATCTCACGCATCAACTGCTGCTCTTGACGCTGCAATTCAGTCATGCGCCCAGCGGCAGGGTTGATACGTTCCGTCTTGATTGACTCAGCCATATCGCGTTTCTTCTGACGCCTAGCAATCAAGCGATCAAGCTTGTCCTGCTCCTTATTCGTAAGACCCCTCCTGGTGCGAGCCTTACGCTGCAGGTTCCGAATAGCAGGGGTAACTTCCTGCGCCTCATCAAGCAGTTTGGTCCAGTCATCAACGCCTGCCTCTGAACGCGCAGCAAGCAAAGCGTTGCGAGATTCGTTCAGGTTGTCATAACGACGACGAAGTTCCTTTTCCAGAACCTTTATCTTGCGCTGACCTGACTTCATCTTTAGCCAGTGCGGAGCATTGAATGGCGCGCTCGCCAGGGCACGGGGGTTGCTTGCAGCAAGACCCAGTACCGCGAATGATCGAAGAGCACCTTCTACGATGTTGCGCTGGGTGTAGCCCAAACGCAGCAACACGCTGATCTTCCACAGGCTGTTGACGTAATCAGCAGCAATCGTCACATCTTCGCGTGAGCGAAGCCAAGTGCGGTGATCGTCAGCCACCCGTGAGAACATCTTGATGTCCATCAACGGTGCGGCCTGATCCAACTGGGCGTAGAAGTCTGGAACCTTGACGGCTTCGCCAGTCTGATCGTCGATGAAGAACTTATTCTTGGTGGAGCGAGCCTGACCGATAGCAGCAGCCCGACGTGCGCGGTAACCCTCATACAACTTCATGGCGTTGCGAGGATTCAAACCCTTTTGCTCTGAGATCGCCTCAACCACGGCTTCCTCTGCTGTGCTGACAACACGGAGGCGATCCTGCACGGTACGCGCACCAACGAAATCCGATAGGAATTTGCTGGACTGCTCAGTTGTCAGGGGTGAGTTGCGAAGCCATGCCGTCCACTCCTTTGTGGAACTGGCGAGATCGTCACCCTTCAGGAACAGCACACCACTAGGGGCTGCGCGACCAAGCCAGCGCACGACCGTCAAAGGCCGGGATGCACTAGTGCCTTCAATGAAGTCAATTGCCCAGTTGCCGTTGCGGCTTGTGACTACGTTTCCTTCAGTTCGACGGAATGGATTCTGTTCGAACTGAGTACGAGCCGCACCCGCACGCCACGCATTGGCTGCACGCACAAGACCCGTAGAGCGACCACGGCTACCACCACGGGTAAGCATCTGCGATCCCTCGCCACCGGCAGTCTGTGGTGCCTTAAGTTTCTGGTCAAACAAATCATCGACGATCTTCAAAGTGTCGTCGGAATACTGTGGGTAAGGTATGTTGGCTGCAGATCCAGGTCGTGGAGCAACCGGCGTGACGACATCCCAGCCGTGAGCCAGAGCAAGATCGTCGTACATCTGCACGTTCAACTCACGCAGACGCTGCCACGATGTGGCACGACCTGCCATGGCACCCACTAGTGCTGCGGCCTCTTCTGGCCGATCAATGCTGGTGCGACCCAAGAGATCCTGCGCAGCGCGGGGATTGTTGTTGTTCTTCACCCACACATGCGTGGCAACATCCGATGCGTTCTTCTGCATGGCATTGATCAGGTTCTCGCCCTCATTGGTGAGTCGACCCGAACTACGGGCACCGTCAACACCTAGTTCGGCGATGAGTGCCGCTTGGTCATCTAGCGTGGTTGCGAAGCGATCTACCTGACCGCTAGTGCGTAGGGCTTGGTTGCTGAAGCCACCGAACTTGCCACCCTTGGTGCCATACCGAAGAACACTAGATGCGCCACCGAAAATGATGAAGGGATCTGTGCCGACTGCCGTGCCGGCATCGCCAAGGCCAGAGAAGAATCGCTCCCAGCCTTGCGAGAAAGCCTTGTCCTTCTGCTCCTTATCCAGAATGTCAAAGCCATCCTGCTGAATGGGGCTGTCATCAGCGGCATATCCGGCAAGCATGAAGGGCAAAGTGACAGGATTCAGTAGGAGTAGATCGCTAGGACGCGCTCCACCTTCGCGGATGCGCTTCGATTCCAGGCCGATAGAGGTGATTGCGGCTTGGAATGTGGACACATCGTTGGTCTGATCCCACGTTAAAGTCTGGATACCACCCGGTGCTGCAGAAACTGCAGCAGCAATCAGGCGGTCAAGTTGCTGGCTACCCCAGTTTGCGGCATCTATAACGCCTGCCGCAGCCGTCAGGTTTGCCCCTAAGGCTCTGCCAACAGTTTCCTTGTAGCCAGGAACGTTGGACATCCAACCCGATGTACCACGAAGAAGGCCACCCATGTCGTCGGGGGTAACGTTATCCATGACCTGCATGAAGTTGCCAAGGATGCTGTTGTCGTTAGTCGCCTCTGGTGCGAGCTGCTCATCCATCTCCGGCGTATCGGGCCGGGGGATGGGTGCAATCTCATCAAAAGCTGTGGGATCTAGAACACCATCGGGCACTCCACCCACACCCGCTGCACTAGGTCCGGCAACGCCAGTACCCGGTACTTGCGGTTGATCGGGGGGTCGAAGCCCACCTGGACCGACAGCAAAATCTACCCAACGCTCAGTACGTTGGTAGCCCTCTTCAGGATCCTTCTTCTTCGTATCCTTAGGCACGACGTGAAATCTCCGCTAGGAAGGAATCCCGCTCAGCGGGGCTCTCCCAGCGAACACTGGCCAAACCCCACACCAATCCAGGGTTGGTTGCGCCAATTGCTTTCACTATCGCATCAACGTTGTCAACAAAGCGTGCCATATTTACTGCGCATTCCGCAGATAGCGCACGAATCGCTTGAAACCGTCGGGGGTTTCGGGGGACTCGGCTATCCGCATTAGATCCGGTAGGTACTTAGACAGCATGCGAGCATCAGCATTTGCCTGATCCCGCGCTCCTGGTGGACGCATCGGCCCCTCGCCGGGGCCAACGGGTGCACCAGCAGTAACTGGTTCATCGGGGCGTTGCGTATTTGCGAACAGGGGAGTGGCCTGCATCTGTGGGCGAGCGGCTTTACCAGACCCACGACGGGATCCAGGTGCTGCTGCCATAGGTGCACTTGACTGGATATCCATAAAGTCGGCGTTCTCGCCGTACCCCATGCCCGTCATCTGAGCATTTACCTGCTGTGGGCCACCATCGGTACGACGAGACATGGCACCGGGTCCAGAGACAGGAGCCGGGTTACGCGGAGTGCGCTTGCCTCCATGTTGTTCAGCCATTGTCTTCATCCTCCACATAGACGATGCGAGGATCGACCAGTTCCTTATCGGGAACAGGCCCAAACTCTTCTTCGTCTTCTTCAGTTGCCAAGAGGCCGTACTCAGCCAGCCGCAAAAGAGACTGATCAAGCAACTTGCTCATGCGCCCGATCATGTCGTCAGCAACATCGGGGGAGTACGAGACTCCCTGCGCCACGACTGCCAAATGTAAATCAAGGTAGGCAACGTGAACGCTCATATCGCGTGCTGGAATTCTCATCCTTGTTGCCTTTCCTTGTCGTAACTACTTGTTGCCCTTGCCCTTTGTTCCCTTGCCACCGGGTGCTCCGAACTTGACTTCGCCAGTCGGCTTGCTACCCGGTGCACCCTTGATCGCCTGTGCGACGTGGGGCTTACCGTGCGTGCCCTTGTTAGGCTGCGGCATTGTTTCTCCTTACCACTTGACGCGGTCAGCCCAATAGGCTGCCGACATTTTTCCTTTGGAAATGTTCTTTGCGTGACGTGCTTTGAATGAGGCCTGACGCTTTGTCGGCTGTCGATCACCCGTGACACCTTGTTGACCAAAACGGATCGTCTTGACCTTGTCACCCTCTTTAGCCACAACGACGTGTGACTTGGTCGGATGACTGGGGGTGCGCTTAGGCTTGTTGTAACCAGATACGCCTGCACGCTCTAGGCGTGAGTCTTTCTTGCCAGCCATTAGAACGGCTTGTTTTTCTTGTTCTTCTTCTGCTCAGCAGCCATGGCTTTTGACAAACCCTTGGCAGGCTTGGATGCCTTTACTGATTTCTTTGTGGCTTTGGGCCTGGGGGATGGCTTACCGCCTTTACCGTACTTCACTTCTTTTTTCTCCTCACGGCAGCGTTATCAACAAGGTTCGGATACGGACGACCGGCCTTCTTCGCTCTAGCTTTGGCCGCAGCCTTTTGTGCCGGTGTTAATGGAGTGGATTTCTTCTTGGGATTCGGCTTATCCCAAAACGCTTTACGGGCGGGAGCCATTCTCAGGTGCCTTCGTGATCTTGACGTTGGGCATCTTGCTGGCATCTTCGGGGTGATTACCGTCGCCACCCATCTTCTGCTCTGGATCCATCCAGCAGCCGCATGAAACGCACATGCTTACTTTCCTCCTTTTTTCTTAAAGCGGCCCTTTTTGTAGTTAACCGTTTCGCCAGCCTTACCGCGCTTGGTTGCCTCTACAAGTTTGACTGGTCCAGTAACTCGCTTCTCTGGCTTGCCGTACTGTGCAAGATAACCTTTTTTGACTTCCTTGCCATTAACCATTTCTCCCTTTTTGACCCACATAGTTCTGGACTGGGAAACAGCAGGAGCGGCCTTCTTCTTAGCCGGTGCTTTGGATTGTGATGCTGGCCGGGATGGGTTTCGTGATGTATTGGTCGGCTTTGTAGTTTTGGTGGAAATTGGCTTTACATCCTTGTTTACCGTTGGCTTGTTCGCCTCTTTCGGCTTTGGCTTAGGCACCTGGGATGCAAGCGTTGATGCCGAAACTCTGGCGGCACGCTTCCTTGCTGCGCGACGCTTTGCCATGTTTGAGCGAGCGGTGTCTTTAACGCTGGAAATCATGTCGCCCTGCTTTCGCAGGTACTCACTACGAGCTTCCTTGGCTAGGGCGGCAGCTGACTTGTCCATTACCCAAGTGCCCGTTGTGTTACTCCAAACAAGACGATTACCCTTTTGGTCAAATCGATAGTTTTCTGCCATCACTCAATCCCTAAATTGGAAGGCGACGAGAGATACCCGCCGTCATGTTCGGTTGCCCGTTAGCACCAAGAGATGCCATAAGCATTTGCAGATCAGGGCGACCGCCGGCCCCCATGCCGGCTTGTCCCGGTGCAACACCGCGCAACAAGCCAGTTGCTTCGTTGAGTCCTTCTAGGTCGTCCCCACTACCGCCAGGGGGAGCCTCACCTGGGGCACCTGTCAAATCAGGTAAAGGCTCCTCACCAGGAGACTCAACCCCTGGCGGTGTGGGTGGTGCCTGCGGCGCGAATGCTTCCGACACGATCTCTTCGATGGATCGGCCACGCTGCCTACCTAGAATGATCTGAGACAAGCGTCCTAATACTTCGCCGGGATCTTGGCCATTCTGTGCGAGCACAGGAATGGCTTGTGCGTAACCGGCCACTGCTTGCTTTAGCGCATCTCGCATCTCTTCGATGTCGACACGCTGCTCTTCCTCGGTGGCATTCAATGCGAAGGGCATTTGTCGCCGCAGGAAATCCCTGCTAATTAACCGATCACCGCGTGCTTGCAAACCAAACACCAGTGCACGGTTGGGATCCAGTCCAGCCATCAGGCCATACTGGACATCTACGGTGTAGTCGCCCTTGATGTCTTTCTCAGGGCGGTACTTGATCTCATAAGGCGTACCATCTGCGTTGCCGCGCAGGGTCTTGGTCTGAGATCCAAACAACATCTCGTCCACCTTGAAGGCTTTTTGGACGAGTTGCTGGAAGGTGCGAGAGAACATCGCCTGCCCGGTACGCACCTGAGTGTCGAATCCACTCATCAACGCCTGTACGCCACGTCCCGTGACGACGGATGAGTCAATGTTGCCGTTGCGTGCATCCGGATAGCGCGAACCGCTGCGCAGTTCCTGGTCAAGGATGCCTTGCTGAGCGAACGCATTCGGCGGCACATCCAAAGGAACGCGGCGAACGCGCTCACCGTTGGCGGTACGGATAACGGCGTCAGGGCCAAGTGCTAGTTCTTGCGCATCGGGCGGCAGAACAATCGGAGCCTGCACGGCCTTTTGTGCTGCTTCCAAGCTCAACAACGCGAAGCGAGCCTTGGCAACCTGCACAGCGAGAACGTCATCAAACTGTCCGTGCGGGTCAGAGTCCAGGCCAGGACGCTGCGTCCACTCCACTAGGCATTCGCCGATGGGGTTGGCCACGCGCTCCAAGATGATGCCTTCGCGGCTCGGCAAGAACAAGGTGTCGGTCTTTGCGTCGTGGTAACGCACAACCTCAATCAGTTCCGTACCCGTTGACTGACGAGCAATCAACTTTTCCGCATCGGGGTACATCGCAATCAGTTCATCGCGGGACTTCATAAAGGAGAAGTACGCGGCATCGACGTTGCCCCAGCGGTCAAAGACTGGGTATGCGCCCACGGAATCAAGGAACGTGATGCGCGGCATCATTGCCTTGAAGTCGATCTCCACCATAGACGGTACGAAGCCGTAGGTGAAGTACCGATCTGCGGCGGTGTACATCTGCTTTTGGACGTTGGAGAAGTCCAGGTATCCGTTGACGATGCGGGTGCGCTTCTCGGCGAACTCCCGTGCGGTGTCCGACACCATCTTGGATGAGGCGCAGTTGAACGATGGCATAGGTGCGAGAACTTCAGCCAAGTCGCGTGCAGCAACGTCCACCATGTTGGCGACAATGCCGCGATCAAACGGACCCTCAGGGAAAAGATCCGGATACACATCACGCATGCGTCCCTGGCGAACGGCCAGTACATCTTGCATGCGCTGATCACGGTAACTACTGCGTGCCTTGATCCGCTCGTATGCTGCCTTCAGTTCCCGAAGTCCGGCACTAGGTGCGGTCGGATCCATGAAGGGAGCTTGTGTGCTATCACCAATCAACGAAAACTCCTATGCACCGATGGGGTGCCATTGACCTTGCGCCTCTGCATCTAGGAGGCTCACTGTGGTTTGTCGTCCCCGATCCCATGGCGTAAGGAACGGGTTCTTGACGTGCGAGCGCACGTACTGCGAATTAAGAATTATTCGGTCGCGGCACGCTAATTCGGCGAACCACAGGCTCATCACGATGTCTGTCTTGGCAGTCTTGGGCAGTTCCGGTGCCCAGGTGACCAGTTGTTCAATCAGTTGTTTGGCCGATTCCTGACCGTGCGTGGAGGGCAGCTCGATCAAGTGGTGCCCGTCTTGCCAGCCATTCCACAAGGTAGTCATGGAGGCAACACCGAAATCAGTGTCGTGCTTGTTCTGGCCGGTGAAGTGGGGCCGGATCACGGTGCCACGGGTTGCACAGAACTCATTGACTTCACGGTCGTGGACCAAGAAGCCCTGGAAGCCGTTGCGTTCGATGCGCCACTCGGCGATGCCGTACTTGGTCGTCCAGCCTTTGATCAGTTCCCTGATGGCATCGGGGGTCATGTTGGCCTGGTTGTGGATGTCTAGCACGTACCGCTTTTGGCTTTGGGTATCTAATCCGATAACGCTGGCAGCGGTGTGTCCTGCGGTGGCCGGGTCAAGGCCGGCGACCACGATGAGTCCTTCCATGCCGCCAGGGCGGCAACCTACCATTCCCTTTGGTATTAGTCCTGCCATTCGATTGCCATTGATCGATGCCTTGATGGCATCAGCGTTGAACACGGCATCGTCGGCAACTTGCTGTTGCTGGTAGACCATGGCCCAGGCGCGGGGGGAGACACGCTTGCGCTTCTTTGACAGCCGGATCCCGTCCCACTTGGGGTACAGGCCATCGGCATCAGGTTCGGCTTCCTTGCCCTTGACCCCAGGTTCGGGCTGGTTGGAACGTGGCCACAGGGTTACCCACTTGGCCGGGTCATCGTCATACTCCAAAACCGCTGGCATGGCCATGTAGGTCCACGGCGATTCCTCATCGGGGTAGCGCGTGGCATCGCGCAGCTCGGAGTACAGGTCTTTGGCCGACAACCGTGTGCCGACCACCAGCATGGAGCCAGAGGAGGAGATACGGGAGATCACTTCGGACTGCAGCCAGTTGATCTGCTTTTCGTATTCATGGGCGTTGGTCAGGTCGACCGTGTCGTCAAGGACGATCAGGTCGGCGCGTGCACCGTAGACGTGGCCGCGCACACCCAAGGCCTGCACGGTGGGGTCTTTCTCACCGGAGTCACGGGCGGCGTCGGAGACATAAATCATCGTCCGGTTCCACGCTTCGGCATCCTTATCGAAACCCCCGACAGGGGCGTAGCGGGAAATCATCTCCGCAAACTTCGGATGGGTCAGGCGGGTCTTGATGGCGTAAAGCATCTTCTCGGCCATGGCCTGGGTCTTGGATACCAAGATCACGCGGATGTTCGGATCCATGCAGATCCGGTAGGTCACGTAGTTGATCGTGATCGATGTGGTCTTGGCATGCTCTGGTGGCATGTTCACCATGATCAGATCCCGCTCACCTGGCTCATAGGTCATGCCGGGGTGCACCCAGGTGGGGTCATTGCCTTCGATGAGCTGGACCACGTTCATCATGTGCGGGAAGACTTCGGCATCTAGGTAGCGGCGGGAGAAATCCGCGAAGTCCAGGTGTTCCCCGTCGCGGTGACCGGAGATATGCCGCATGGTGCGGATACGTTCGACGGCGGCGACGAAGTCGGGGTCATCCTTGCGCCAGCGTTCATACGTGGTGCGCCCCCGATCCACCGCGGCAATCGCCTGTCCGATGGTCATGCCTTCGTGCAGATGGCGAAGGAAGATCTCCTTGGCCTCGGCAACAGTCTGACCGCGCTTGCGGCCACCCTGGGTAGCCACAAGTCACCTCCGATGGCGATGGGATGGGGGGAATAAAAAGGGGGGTACTACAACTGGCATAAAAACAATCCCCCACGAAGGCGATAAGCCGTAGTGGGGGAGTACTAGGTCTAGATTCAGGCTGTAGTGAGTACTACCTAATCGCGCACCCCCTTAGGGGTGTGCGCTCTAGTAGTAATTAAAAGTACTTACACTTATGTATTCCTCGTCGAAGACAGGTTTTTGGACAAAAAAATTGCAGATGTTACCAAACTGTTACACACTATGTGTATAAATACGGACATACTGGGTCGCCTAGGGGTTAAATACAGGGCGAATCTAGAAGTGGGTAATATATATGTGTACCCGCCCCCCGACGCAAACAATGGGTGGGTCA